CACGCCGATGCGGGTCGCCGGCTGGCGGCACCCGGTGGTCATCGACCTGGCCGGGCTGTCGATCCCGTCGCAGTCCCGGCCCATCCGTTTCGGCCACGACCCGCTGTCCGGCGTCGGCCACACCGACGCGGTGCGGGTCGAGGAGGGGCAACTGGTCGCCACCGGCCTGGTCTCCCGCGACACGCCGGCGGCCCGCGAGGTCGTGACCTCGGCCCGCAACGGCTTCCCGTGGCAGGCATCCGTGGGGGCCGGCGTCGAGGAGTTCGAGTTCGTCAAGGACAACCAACAGGTGCTGGTCAACGGCCGCACCTTCACCGGCCCGCTCAACGTCGTCCGCAAGGCGACGCTCGGCGAGATCAGCTTCGTCGACCTCGGGGCCGACGGCCGCACCTCGGCCAGCGTCGCCGCCACCCGGAACCCCGACGGCACCGTCACGAGCGAGGACGACCACGACGAGGGCGACGCCTTCACCGTCGAGGCGGTGCGGTCCCAGGCTGTCGCCGAGACCAACCGCATCACGGCGGTGCGGCGGGTCTGCGGCGGGCGGTTTCCCGAGATCGAGAGCCAGGCCATCCGCGACGGCTGGGACGCCATGCGGACCGAGCTGGAGGTGCTGCGATCGACCCGTCCGCGCTCGCCGGGGATCGGCTCGGGTGACGGCGGCGTCAGCGGCGCGGTCCTGGAGGCGGCCTGCCTGTTGACCGCCAAGCTCGACGGCGTCGAACGCCTCTACCCGGAGCCAACGCTCGACGCGGCAGCCCGGCGGTTCCGCGGCGGCATCGGCCTGCAAGAACTGCTGCTCGAAGCGGCGTGGGCCAACGGCTACACCGGGCGGAACTTCCGCGACCACCGCACCGTCCTGCGGTACGCCTTCGGCCGGGGCATCGAGGCGGCGTTCTCGACGGTGGACATCGGCGGCATCCTGTCGAACGTCGCCAACAAGTTCCTGCTCGACGGCTTCTTCTCGGTCGAACGCACCTGGCGGAACGTCTGCGCCGTGCGGAACGTGTCGGACTTCAAGACGGTGACCAGTTACCGGCTCATCGGCAAGGACCAGTATGAACTGGTCGCACCCGGCGGCGAGATCAAGCACGGCACGCTCGGCAACGAGACGTACTCGAACCGGGCTGACACCTACGGCCTGATGCTGTCCATCGACCGCCGCGACGTGATCAACGACGACCTCGGCGCGATCACCACCGTGCCGCAGAAGCTCGGCCGCGGGTCGGGCCTGAAGATCAACGACGTGTTCTGGACGACGTTCCTGAACAACGCCGCCTTCTTCACCGCCGGCAACGCCAACTTCATCTCCGGGGCGACGACCGCCCTGGGGATCGATGGGCTGACCGCCGGCGAGGTGGCCTTCCTCGACCAGGTGGACGGCGACGGCAAGCCGATCGGCGTCATGCCGGCGATCCTGTTGGTGCCGACGGCGCTCTCGGCGATCGGCTCGCAGTTGTTCAAGTCGCTGGAGTTGCGCGACAACGCCTCGACGGCCAAGTACCCGATCACCAACCCGCACCAGGGCAAGTTCCGCGTCGAGGTGAGCCGCTACTTGGGCAACGCCAAGTACCCCGGCTTCTCGGCGAAGGCGTGGTACCTGTTGGCCGAACCGACGGATTTGCCGGTGATCGAGGTGGCGTTCCTGAACGGCCAGGAGGCCCCGACGATCGAGACGGCCGAGGCCGACTTCCACGTCCTGGGCGTCCAGATGCGCGGCTACCACGACTTCGGTTGCGCGTTGCAAGACCCTCGTGGCGGAGTGAAAGCGAAAGGGGAAGCATGAGCGAACTGGAACCAGCCTGCCCCCAGCCAGCTTCGTGTTTTTCTTCCGAGGAGCGCTGGGCAGACCTTCTGGACTTCCCGGATTACCAGGCGAGCGATCAGGGACGTATCCGGAGCCGCAAGTCTGGCGAGTGGAAAGTACTGCGGCCGACCGCGCACTCGAAGACCGGCTACCTGGTGGTCAGCCTTCGCGTCATGGGCCGGTACGTCGCGAGAAGCGTTCATCGACTGGTCGCGGCCGCTTTCCTGGGAGCAGCCCACGGTCGCGACGTGAACCACAAGAACGGGAACAAGCACGACAACGCCTTGCACAACTTGGAATACCTCAGTCGCGGGGACAACCACCGTCACGCCTATCGGACGCGGCTTCGGGAGCCGGTGGGCAGGCGGCTGACTGACTTGCAGGTGCGGGAAATCGTCAGCCTGCGTGGGGTGGTCCCACAGGCTGTCGTCGCCCGCAGGTTTGGCGTGAGTCGGGCGGCCGTCAGCCTGATCCAGAACGGGAAACGGCACGCAGTGATCTTGAACCACCGGAGGCAGACATGGCGCAGGTGATCTTCATCCACGACGGCGGCAGCATCGACCACATCCCGGTGGCCGACGTGGCGGCCGGGGACGTGGTCGTGCAGGGCGAACTGGTCGGCGTGGCCAAGCTCGACATCAAGGCCGGCAAGCTCGGGGCACTCGCCGTCGTCGGCGTGTTCGACTTCCCGGTCGCGTCGCTGACGGGCTGGGCGGTGGGCGACCTGGCCTACTGGGACAACACCGCCAAGGTCGCCACCGAGACGGCCAGTGGCAACAAGCTGCTGGGCAAGACGGTACTGGTCGACTCTCGGCCGGGCAGCCCGCACGTCCGCGTCCGGCTCAGCCAGTGAGGACGCCATGCCCGACCTGCTCCGCGCCGGCTCCGACTGGCTCGCCGAGATGCTCAAGGAACACGCCTCGCGGCCGGTCGTCTACCGCCGCGGGGTGGACGAGGTGGCGGTGCAGGCGACCATCGGGCGGACGCTCCTGAAGCTCGACGACGGCTACGGCGGCGTGCGGATGGAGTGGACCGACCGCGACTTCCTGATCCACGCCGCCGACCTGGTGCTGAACGCGGTCGCGGTCCTGCCCGAGCGGGGCGACCGGATCCGCGAGACGCAGGGCGGGAAGGTGTTCGTGTACGAGGTGATGGCCCCGGGCAAGGAGCCCGCGTGGCGGTGGTCGGACGTGTTCCGCAAGGTGTTGCGGATTCACGCCAAGCAAGTGGGGGTCGAATAGTGCCCGCGACGATCCTGGCCCTGGCCGACGCCGTCGTCGAGCAGCTGAACGCCACCGCGTTCAGCCAGCCGCTCGTCGCCGTGCGGCACTACCAGCCGTGCTTCGAGCTCTCGGAGATGACCGAACTGCGGGTCAGCGTCGTGCCGCGTTCCGTCGCCAGCAAGGCACTGGACCGCAACCGGGACAGCTTCGACTACCGCATCGACGTGGCGGTGCAACGCAAGGTCGAGCCGAGCGTGGAGAACCTCGATGCGCTCATGGAACTGGTGGAGGAGATCGCCGACCACCTCCGCGCGCACCCGCTGGCCGGCTTCCCGCAGGCCCGCTGCACCGAGGTGGCCAACGAGCCGGTCTACGCGATGGAGCACCTGGAGGAGTTTCGCCAGTTCACCAGCGTCCTCACGCTGACCTACCGCGTGTGGAGGTGAACCATGATCACGATGACCTTCCAGGCCGCCAAGCAGGGGTTCTTCGACCGGGCGAAGGTGAAGAACGCGGTCGATGCCGGCACGCGGCGGGTGCTGTCGCGGTTCGGCGCGTTCGTGCGAACGCGGGCCAGGACGTCCATCCGCAAGAAGAAGGGGACCAGCCCGCCCGGATCGCCGCCGCACTCGCACGTCGGCCTGCTGCGCAAGTTCATCCTGTTCGCCTACGACCCGCAGCGCAAGAGCGTGGTCATCGGGCCGACGCTGATCCGCGCGGAGTCGCAAGCCCCCCGCCTGCTCGAACACGGCGGCGAGGCGGTCCGCCGCACCCAGGCGAAGACGCGCCGGCTCCGCTACCGCCCCCGGCCGTTCATGGGGCCGGCCTTCGAGGCCGAGCAGGCCCAACTGCCGCCCCTGTGGAAGAACTCCGTCCGCTGAGAGGAGACACCGATGGCCGTGAAACTCGGGCTCGACGCCAAACTGTACCGCAACACCGGCACCTTCGCCTCGCCCGCCTGGAACGAGATCCAGAACGTCAAGGACGTGACCTTGAACCTCGAGGCCGGCGAAGCCGACGTGACCACCCGCGGCAACGCCGGCTGGCGGGCGACCGTGGCCACGCTCAAGGACGGGTCGATCGAGTTCGAGATGGTCTGGGACACGGCCGACGACGACTTCGCCGCCATCCGCGACACGTTCCTGAACCGCGGGGCGATGGAGTTCGCCGTCATGGACGGGCCGATGAACGTGCCCGGCTCGCAGGGGCTGCGGGCCACCTGCATGGTCACCAACTTCAGCCGCAACGAGTCGCTCGAGGAGGCCATCACCGTCAGCGTCACCGTCAAGCCGACCTTCTCCGTCACCCCGCCCAGCTGGGTCGTCGCCCCCTGATCCACACCCGAGGAGTTCTCATGCGTTCTGTGTTTGCCATTGCCTTGCTTGCCCTGGTGCCGTTGGCCGCGAACGCCGACACGATCCGCATCGGCGGCGAAACGAAGTACAAGCCGCATTCGCTCGTCCGGCTCAAGGCCGAAGGGGTGGATGCCAAGGCCGCGCTCCTGTGGCGGGTCTACCCGTCGAAGGACGTGCTGCGGGCCACCAGCCCGCGCGGCGTCCTGGAGTTCGCCGCCCACCCCGGCACCTACGAGGTCGAACTGCTCGTCATCACTAACGCCGACGGGGCGTTGTCGGTCGAGGAAGCGCGGATCAGCGTCACCATCGAGTCCTGCACGCCAGTGCCTCCGGTGCCGCCCAAACCCGACCCCAAGCCGCCGGGGGACGGCAAGCTCGACCCGGTGAACGCCCTGGGCCGCATCCGCTTCGGCACCGCCGGCTGCACGGCCACCGTGATCGGCCCGCGGCGGCCCGACGGCCGCTGGGACGTGCTCACCGCCGCCCACTGCGTCTCGGGCGTCGGGGCACGCGGCACGCTCACCCTCAAGGACAGCCGCTCGTTCGGCATCCGCGTCGTGGCGTTCCACAAGACGCCCGACGTGGCCTGGTGCGTCACCGACGACGAGGTCAAGGATCTCCCCTACGCCCTGATCGCCGAGAGCAACCCGGCGGTCGATACCCCGGTCTGGCACATGGGCTTCGGCGTGGACAAGCCGGGCAACCGGGAGGACGGCACCGTCGCCGAGCGGGAGAACGGCCAGGGGCAACTGCGGATGATCCTGAGCGTGTCGTCCGGCGACTCCGGCGGCGGCATCTTCCGCAGCGACACCAACGAACTGGTGTCGGTCGTCTGCTGCACCAGCGGCATGGCCCGCAAGGTGTCGATGTGGGGCTGCTCGGCCGAAGTCGCCCGCCGCACCCGGCCCAGGGCGGCCGACGACGCCGACGAGGCCTGGGTGCCGGTCCCCATCCCGATCTGCAAGGACGGCAAACGCGAGGAGGCTGGCACCGGCGAGTGGACGCCGCACCCGATCCCGATCCGCACCGCCGGCCCTTCCGCGAAGTGAGGTTCACCATGCACAGCTTTCAGGACAACGCCGGGCGGACCTGGACGGTGGCCATCAACGTGGCCGCCGTGAAGCGGGTCCGCGGCCTGATGAAGCTCGACCTGTACAAGCTCATCGACGACGGCTTCCAGCCGCTGAGCGAACTGGTGGCCGACCCGGTGCAACTGGCCGACGTGCTCTACTGCCTGTGCAAGGACGAGGCCGACGCCCGCCACGTCAGCGACGAGGACTTCGGCCGCGCGCTGTACGGCGACGCCATCACACTGGCGGCCGAAGCGTTCGTGGAGGAACTATTCGATTTTTTCCCCGACGCCCGGGCGCGGGCGGGCATGCGGAAGCTGAGCGCGGCCGGGAAGAAGGTCAAGGCGCGGCTGCTGGATCACGCGGAGACGGTCCTCGACCAACTCGACCCGGAGGCGGAAGCGAACAGATTGATCGCCTCGTTTGGGAGCTCGCCGGGGTCGTCGGCCTTGACCCAGGGCCCTTCACCCTCGCCGAGCTCGTGATCATGGCCGAGGCGGTCAGCCGCCAGCGGTGGGCGCACACCTCCGCCGTGATGGCCGTCATCGCCAACTGCCACCGCGACCCGAAGAAGACCCGCCCGTTCACCCCGGCCGACTTCGACCCGCACTGCCGGCGGAAGGACGCCCCACGGGTCAAGGTCGGCATCGGCGTGTTGAAGCAGGTGTTCGTCAACCGTCCACCGGGAGATTGAGTCAGCGATGGCCGACGCCAAGGGAATCCGTGCCGGTGCCGCGTATGTCGAGTTGGCCGTCAAGGACAGCCGGCTCGTCAAGGGCCTCGACGCGGCCGCCAAGAAGCTCAAGGCGTTCGGCGCGAGCGTGGCCGGGCTGGGGGCGCGGCTCGTGGCACTGGGCGGGGCGGCCCTGGCCCCGGTCGCCGGCATGGTGTTTCACTTCAAGGACGCCGGCGACGCGCTCAACAAGATGGCCGCCCGCACCGGCGTCTCGACCGAGGCGTTGTCCGAGCTCGGCTTCGCCGCCGAGCAGTCCGGGGCCGACCTGGAGACGCTCGAAGCGGGCCTGAAGGCGATGCAGCGGAACCTTGTCTCGGCGGCCAGCGGCTCCCGCGAGATGCGGGCCACCCTCGCCAAGCTCGGCCTGACCGTCGCCGACCTGAAGGCGTTGACGCCCGACGAGCAGTTCCGCCTCCTGGCCGACCGCATCGCCCAGGTCGGCAACCCGACGCAGCGGGCCGCCCTGGCGATGGACGTCTTCGGCAAGAGCGGCCAGAAGCTCATCCCGCTGCTCTCCGCCGGGGCCAAGGGGATCGACGAGTTGCGGGCCGAGGCCAATCGGCTCGGGCTGACGGTGGGCACCGACCAGGCCCAGTCGGCCGCCGACCTGCAGGACGCCTGGAACCGGCTCATCAAGACCCTCAAGGCCGCCGCCTTCGCCATCGGCGGGGCACTCGCCCCCGACCTCACCGCGCTGTTGGGCACCATCACGCGGTTCGTGGTCGGGGTGGTGAACTGGGTCAAGGAGAACAAGGCGGTCATCGTCACCGTGGCCAAGGTCATCGCCGCCGTGGTTGGAGTGGGCGTGGCCCTGATCGCGGCCGGCGGGGCCATCTCGTTCGTCGGAGCGGCGATCGGCGGACTGGTGTCGCTGATCATGGGCGTGGTGGCCGTGTTCAAGATCCTGGCCGCCGTCGTCGCGGCGATCTTGAGTCCGATCGGCCTGGTCACCGCCGCCGTGGTCGCGCTGGCCGGCTACATGATCTACACCTCCGACGCCGGCAGCCAAGCGTTGTCGTGGCTCGGCGAGCAGTTCAACGGCCTCAAGGAAACCGCCCTCGCAGCGTGGCAGGGGATCTCGGACGCGCTGGCCGCCGGCGACATCGGCCTCGCCGCCCGCATCCTCTGGCTGACGCTCAAGATGGAGTTCCAGAAGGGGGTGCTCTGGCTGGAGGAGAAGTGGATCGACTTCAAGAACTTCTTCATCGACACCTTCTACCGCGCGGTCTACGGCCTGGCCCGGTTCCTCAACGACGCCTGGGCCGGCATCCAGGTCGCCTGGGTCGAGACGGTCAGCTTCCTCGGTACCGCCTGGACGAACTTCATCGGCGTGCTGCAGAAGGGGTGGAACCGGTTCAGCGGCTTCTTCAAAAAGGTGTGGGCCCGGGTCAAGAGCGTGTTCACCGGCAAGGACGCGGGTGAGGAGATCGCCCGCATCAACGACGAGATCGCCGCCGAGGACAACGCCATCAACGCCCGCCGCGACGCCGCCGTCAACGAGCGCGAGACGGAACGGCAACGCCGCCGGGCGGCCATCGAGGGCGAACGCGCCGGGGTCGAGGACGAGCTCAACCGCATGCAGGAGGCCGAGCGGGCCGAGCGGCAGAAGCGCAAGCAGGAGACGCTCGCGGCGAGCGAGGCCGACATCGCCGACGCCCGCAAGGAGTGGGAGGACGCCCTCGCCGAGGCCAAGCGGAAGCGCGAGGAGGCCGACGCAGCACGCTCGCCCGACCGCATGAAGCGGCCCGACTTTCCCGAACTCGACGAGGTGGCCGACACGGCCCGCGAGAAGGTGGACATCCAGGGCACCTTCAGCGCGCTGGCCGTCCGCGGGCTGGGCGCGGAGTCCCTGAGCGAACGCACCGCCAAGGCGGCCGAGCAGACGGCGGCGAACACCAAGAAACTCGTACAGGAGGCCCAGCACGGCGGCCTCGTCTTCGCGTGAGGCACCCATGGCGATCATCATCGAGAAGTTCGACAGCCGCGAAGCCACCGTCGGGATCGACAGCCCGTCGGTGGACTTGCAGTTCATGGTGCTGGGCACCGAACTGGACGCCGAGGTGCGGGCGTTGGTGCAGGCCACCCTGCCGCTCGCCTACGGCAACCTGGTCTTCCAGAACTACCACATCGCCCACCAGGGCGGCGGCGTCTGGGAGGTCACCGCCCGCTACGGCAAGCTCGAGCCGAAAGAAGCCGGGGCCAGCAGTTACAGCTTCGACACGGGCGGCGGGAACCAGAAGATCACGCAGAGCCTGGAGACGGTGGGCAGCTACGGCGACGACCCGCCCGACTTCCAGGGGGCCATCGGCGTCTCGACCGACTCGGTCGAAGGCACCGACATCACCATCCCGGTCTTCAACTTCACCGAGACGCACTACGTCCCCGTCGCGCTGCTGACCGGGGCGTACAAGACCACCCTCTTCTACCTGACCGGGCGGGTGAACCACGCCCCGTTCAAGGGGTTCGCCCGCGGCGAGGTGCTGTTCCTCGGCGCGTCCGGCTCGCAGCGCGGCACCGAGGACTGGGAGATCGCCTTCAAGTTCGCCGCCAGCCCGAACGCCACGGACCTCACGGTCGGCGACATCACCGGCATCGAGAAGAAGGGGTGGGAGTACCTGTGGGTGCGGTACGCCGACGCCGAGGACGAGGAGACGCTGATCAAGCAGCCGGTCGCGGCCTACGTCGAACGGGTCTACGAGTACGGCAACTTCGCCCTGTTGGGCATCGGGGTGTGACATGCCGGGCGACCCGTTCAAGAAGGCACTGCCCGGCCAGCGGCTGGTCATCCCGGCCGACGCGTTCAACGGCTTCGTGGACGCGGCCAACTACGTCCGCGCCCGGCAGCACAACACCGAGTCCGACGCGGCCGACGAGTTCCGCCAGACCGGCATCGTCCGGGTGCGGAACAACACCGGCTTCGCGCTGCCACGGTTCGCCGTGTTGGCGATGTCCGAGCCGATCGTCGGCCCGCTGGCGAACCTGCAGGAGTTCAAGAACAAGGTCAACTTCGAGGGCGGCACGCCGTACGACCCGATCGCCGCCGGCCGGTTCGCGGTGCTGCTCGAACCGCTCGACGTGAACGCCATCGGACGGGGCATCGTGGCCGGCGTGACGCCGGTCAAGGTGATCGTCGATCCCGACCACCTGTACGACTTCGCGGAGATGGAGCCGGGCAACACGCTGTCGCTCCGCAACGCCCCGGCGGGGTCGGCCCGCGTGCTGTGGCTGGAGGAGAGCGGCTCGACCGAGCGGTGGGCGGTGGTGCGGCTGGGCGACGCCGAGGACGTGCTGCGGTTCCAGTTGCTGGAGTCGCTGTCGCGGTGCGGCTCGGCCCTGGCCAAGCCGGTGGTGTTCCAGGACGGCAAGTGGTGCCCGGTCGAGGTGACGCTCACCGTCCACGACTCGATCGGCGTCGTCTGCCCGGACCTGTGCAAGAGCGAATCGACCTCGGGCGAGGGGTGCGACTGCCCGTCGGCGGAGTCGGTGCCGGCCGGGACGTTCGGGCTGGCCAAGCGGTTTGAGGACAGCCGCAAGTGGGAGGTGGTCGCCCTCGGCGAGGGGTGCTGTTCGTCGTCGTCGAGTTCGTCAAGCGGGTCGTCCAGCGGCAGTTCGTCCGGGAGCAGTTCGGGCAGTTCGTCCGGGTCGAGTTCCGCCTGGAGTTCGAGCGGGTCGTCCAGCGGCTGGTCGAGCAGCAGTTCGTCGTGGTGGAGTTCGTCGGCCTGGCCGAGTTCGTCCTGGTGGCCCAGTTCCTCGGGCAGTTCGTCGTGGTGGAGTTCGTCCGGGTCGTCCAGCGGCAGTTCGTCGGGCAGCAGTTGGTGGTCGTCCTCGGGCAGTTCGTGGAGCGGCTCGTCGTGGTGGAGCTCGTCCGGCAGCGACGGCTCGGGTAGCTGGTCATCGAGCCTGTGGCCGTCGTCGAGTTCCTGGCCCTCGTCCAGCCTGTGGCCGTCGTCGAGCGGCACGCCGAGCGGGTCGGGCAGCAGCGGCAGCGGGCCGGGCGTCGGCGTCACCGAGACGGACGTCCGCTGCGAGGGCGGCAGGCTGTACGTCTACCACCGCACCGTCACGCTGCGGATCGAACACGGCGGGCTGACCCGCGAGGAAGGCTCCTGGGCCGTCAGCCACCAGGCGGGGTGTTGCCGCTGCGACAACTGCTCGGGCAGTTCGTCCGGCTGGTCGAGCTCCAGCCTGTGGATGAGTTCGTCGTCGCTGGTGTTCCCCTCGTCGTCCTGGGTGGTGCCTTCATCGTCGTGGATCGAGCCACCCTCGTCGTGGGTGCATCCGCCCTCGTCGAGCGACGTGCCGTGGCCGCCGTCGTCGTGGATCGAGCCACCCTCGTCGAGCAACGCCACCTGGCCGTCGAGCAGTTCGAGTTCGACCTCGGGCATCGACCCGCTGCCGTCGAGCAGCCTGATCGTCATCGACCCGTCGTCCTCCCTCGCTCCGCCGCCGTCGTCGAGCCACGTGATCGTTCACCCGCCCAGCAGCGGCAGCGTCTGGTGGCCGAGCAGTTCGTGGTGGATCGACAGTTCGTCGAGCAGCAGTTGGTGGTGGGAGCCGCCGAGTTCGTCCGGCGAGCCGAGCAGTTCGCTCGTCTTCCCGCCACCGCCGCCGACCGAGAGCAGTTTCGTCATCCTCTTCTGACCGGAGGTTCCATGCGCGTCTTCCTGGCCGGCTACCCCGGCGAAATGGGCGGGGCCAACACCGAGGCCTGGCACACCGTCAAGCTCTGGCGGCGGGCCGGACTCGACGTCCACCTCATCCCCACCTGGGGCTTTGACGACCGCTGGCGGGCACGGCTTGATGCCCTCGGCAGCGTCACCCACCCGACCCGGCCCGACGACCTCGAACGTGTCCCCGGCCTGGCCGGCTCGCCGGTCGTGGCCTTCTGCAACGGCGAGTTCCTGGTTCACGCCCACCGTTTCCGGGCGTTGGGCTGCCCGCTCGTCTGGGCCAACTGCATGACCTTCCTGTTCGACCACGAGAAGAAGGCCTTCGCCGACCACGGCCCCGCCGACGCCTTCGTCTTCCAGTCCGACTTCCAGCGGAAGCAGCTGGAGCCGCAACTCGCCCCGCTCGGCTACGACAAGGTGTCCGGCCACCTGATCCGCGGCGCGTTCGACCTCGACGAGTGGGAGTTCCGCCCACGGCCGCACGGCAAGCACGAGCCGTTCGTCGTGGGGCGAGTAGCGCGGCCCGACGCCGACAAGTGGTCGAGCAACACCTGGCGGATCTACGACCGCGTCGCCCACCGGCACCGGCAGGCCCTGGTCATGGGCGTGGACGAACGGACGCTGGCCAAGCTCGGCCCGCCGCCCCCGTGGGCCAGCATCCTGCGGCCGATGGCCATCCCAACCCCGCAGTTCTTCGCCACGCTGCACTGCCTGCTGCCGGTCAACGGCGGGGCGCGGGAGAACTGGCCCCGCGCTGGCCTGGAAGCGTTCGCCGCCGGGGTGCCCGTCGTCGCCCAGAACGACTGGGGCTGGAAGGAGATGATCGACCACGGCGTGACCGGCTTCCTCGGCGACTGCGACGAGGAACTGGCCCACCACGCCGCGACGCTCGCCTACGACGAGGAACTGCGGCAGAAGGTGATCACGGCCGCCCGCGAGAAGCTGGTGAGCGACCTGGCGAACCCAGAGGCACTCTCCGCCGCCTGGGTCAAGCTGTTCGAGTCCGTCGCCCGCAGCCGGAGGGCCGCCGCGTGAAGATCGCCGTCGTCCGGTACCGCACCCAGAACATCGGCGACGACATCCAGTCGCTCGCCCTCGAACGCCTGGTGCCCCGTGTCGATTTGCGGATCGACCGCGACGACCTCGGCCCGGCCCGCGACTGGGGCGAGGACGTCCGCTGGGTCGTCAACGGCTGGTTCGCCTCGGGTGCCCACAAGCACTGGCCGCCGCGGACGCGGGCGAGGACGCTGTTCGTCGGACTGCACGCCAACGACCCCGACGCCATCCCGCGAAACACGGCTTCGCCGATCGGCTGCCGCGACCCGTGGACGATTCACCTATGCGCCCGCCACGGCATCGACGCCTGGCTGTCGTGGTGCGCCACGCTCACGCTGGAACCGGCCTACGGCCCGCGCACCGACGACGTGCTGCTGGTGGACGTGGCCCCGGCGGACCTCGAACGCCTGCCGCCGAGGATCGCCGCCGGCACCAAGCTCTCCCACACCGTGCCGCGCGACTGCGACCGCGTGGCCGAGGCCACCCGGAGGCTGAATCTCTACGCCCGCGCCCGCTGGGTGGTGACCAGCCGGCTGCACGTCCTGTTGCCGTGCGCCGCGATGGGGACGCCGGTCGTGCTCGTCCGCCCGCCCAACTCCGAGAACCGGTTCACGGGCTACACCCACCTCGGCTGGCGGATCGCCGACGCCCCGTGGGACGAGCCGAGGCCGAAGCTCGCACCCGACCTGGTTCACGCGATGGCGGCCCCGCTCCGTGACGCCGTTCGGAGGTTCGTGGACTCATGAAGCTCGCCGCCCTCTGCTGCACGTTCCACCGGCCGCACCTGCTCGGCCAGCTGATCGAGTCGTTCCTCCGCCAGGACTACCCACGGCACCTGCGGGAGTTGGTCATCCTCGACGACGCCGGCCAGTACGACAACCAGGCCGGCGAGGGCTGGCGGCTGATCTCGGTGCCGGCCCGCTTCCGCTCGCTCGGCGAGAAGCGGAACGCCTGCGCCGCGCTGGCCTCGCCGGACGCCGAGGGGTTCCTGGTCGCGGACGACGACGACGTCTACCTGCCGCACTGGTTCTCGACGCAAGCCGAGGCGTTGAAGAAAGCCGACTGGTCCCGCCCATCGCTGGTATTGCTCGCCCACGGCGACGGGCTGAAGGAGCACGACACGGGCGGCCTGTACCACGGCGGCTGGGCTTTTCGCCGCTCTGCGTTCGACGCGGTGCGCGGGTACGCGGCCCTCAACAACGGCGAAGACCAGGACCTGGCCCGGCGGCTGAACGAAGCGAAGGTGAGCGTTTGCGACCCGTGCGAGTTCGCCCGGCCGTTCTACCACTACCGGGTGGACACCGGCAGCTACCACCTGAGCTATCTCGACGACGCCGGCTACCGCGACCTCGGCAAGAAGACCACCAAGGGCAAGCACAAAGTCCAGCCCGGCTGGCCGCGCGACTTCACCACGCTGCCGGTGGTCAAGCGGTTCACCGCCGCCCCGCACGTCACGCACCGCGACGGCCTGATGCCGGTCGAGTTGATCGGCCCGGTCCACGCCCCCGGCCGCGACGGCCCGACCAACGGCATGTACGCCCTGCAGAAGGAACTCCGCAAGCGGATCAAGGAGGGGTTGGACTGGCTGTCGATCAAGTCGCTGCCCGCGAGCGACGGGGCGCTGCCCTGGTTCTGGCACTGGGACGACCGCCGCTACGCCGTCTGGTGGGACTCGGAGGGCCGGCCGTTCGTACAGGGCCCGAACATGCTCTTCACCTACTCGTGGAAGCCGCGCATCGACGCCGAGGAACGCGGCCTGCTCGACGCCGCGAACTGCCGGGCCATGTTCTGCCACAGCGACTGGTACCGCGATCTGATCGCCAAGAACCGCGGCCCGGCGAACACCGCGCCCATCGTCACCTGGCCGTACCCCATCGACCCGTGGCCGGGCGAACCACTGCCCGACGAGTACGACCTGCTCATCTACTCCAAGAACGGCCACCGCCCCGGCCTGCTCGAACACCTGTGCGAGGTCTTCCCCCGGCACGTCGTACTGCACTACGGCCAATACAGGCGGGACCAGTTGTTCGAGGCCGCCCGCCGCTCGCGGGCCTGCGCCTACCTGGCCGACGACGACCACGGCCCGCTCGCGCTCCAGGAGATCCTGCTCGCCGGCTGTCCGACCGTCGGTGTCCGCACCGGGGCACCGTTCATCCGGGACGGAGTTACCGGCGTCTTCGTGGATCGGCTACCACCGGGCACAAAGTGCGTGAAGAACGACGCGGACGCGGCGGCACTGGGGGTGTACTCGGACGCCGTCGTCCGCGCGAGTGCGATGCCTCGCAGCACCGTTCGGAGCTGTGCGGCGGAACGGTTCGCCACCGAGACCGTCGCGGACCTCGTCCTCGCCACGCTCCACGACGTTCGGACGTGTGACGGTCGGGGCTTTCCTGCGTGACCACCGAGGCGCACCGATCACCGGGCCGGCGGCAGGACGGCCCGTGACGACCGCTCGGCCGGTGCGTAAGCTGCTCTTCACGGGCCAAACCTGACGTTGCGCATGCCACTCTCCCGGCAAGGAGGGCGTGGCCCACTCGCACAGGCGAACCATGAAATGAGACTCCTACCGATTTCCGCATACCGACACGTGTTCGCACCGCTCCGGGACCGGACAGTCGGTTACGTCCGAATGCCGGGGAACGTAGGAGACGCCCTGCTCGAGGCCGCCGCGTTCGAATTGATGCGGGCGTTCGCCGTCCCCGTCCGCCTCCTCGATCCGAACGACGGGCCGGGTGACGCCGACACGGTGGTGATCGCGGCCGGCGGCAACATGGGGAGTTTCTACCACCAGGCCTGTGCGATTCGTGAGCGGGTATTGGCCTGGAGACGGCCGGTGGTCGTCCTCCCTCAATCGTTTACCGGCCCCGAGGATCTGCCCTACGCCCGCGTGTTCGTGCGCGAGCGGGCGAGTTGGCGACTCCGGCCCGATGCCGAACTGGCCCCCGATCTGGCGTTGGGACTGGATGTCCCCACGCCTGGGGAGCCGGACCTGGGCGAGGGCGTCTGGCTGCGGGCCGACGCCGAGGCCCTGTTCCCCGAATCGACGTCCCGCGGCGACCCCGCCCGGGTGTGTCGGACACCCGACGAGTACCTCCGCCTGGCCGCCCGCCACGCCCACGTCGTCACCGACCGGTTGCACTTCGCCATCTCGGCCCTCCTGTGTGGTCGGAAGACGACCCTCCTGCCGAACCGTTACCACAAGAACCGGGCCGTCTACGAGTGCTGGCTGCGCGACCTGGGGTGCGGGTGGCGGGAGTCCCCGCCGGGTCACCCCAGGGTGGTCGTAGTGACATCGGGGGGGCTGTCGACGGCAAGCGGCGGCCGGAGTCCGCCCGAGGCCGACACGGCCCCGGGTGGGGCGGCGTTGCTGATCGACCCGACCTCACCCCGGCCGGCGATTTCGGTCGTCATGCCCGTGTACAACGGCGGCCGGTTCGTGCGCCGGGCCATCCAGTCCGTCCTGGCCCAGACATTTTCCGCCTGGGAGTTGCTCGCCATCGATGACGGCTCGACCGACGACTCGGCCGCCCTCCTCGACGCGGCGGCCGCGGCCGACCCTCGCATCCGGGTGTTCCGCCACCCGGCCAACCGGGGCCTGTCGGCCGCGCGCAACACCGCCCTGGCCGCGGCAACCGGGGGGTGGGTCGCGTACCTCGATTGCGACGACGAGTTCTACCCCGACCACCTCGCCCGGGTGTGGGACGGCCGGGGCCGCGGGGACGTCCTGGTGTTCCGCTACGACCTCGTCGACGAGCGGCCGGGTTGCGGCGACCGGGTGACGACCTACGACCCGGAGGCCCACCTCGGAGCGCTGGTCGCGGACACCCTCGCCGTTCCGCTCGGCGTCGCCCACCGGCGGGCGCTGATCGACCGAGTTGGCGGGTTCGACGAGAGCCTGGGGCGCTACCGCGGGAGGAGCGAGGACGCGGAGATGTGGCGGCGGTTCGCGCGGGCGGGGGCGGTGTTCGCGTTCGTCGCACATCGGAGTGGACGGTATCACATTCGCTCCGACAGCTTGGCCCGCAGCCAGCCGCCGCCCCCCGATGGTTATCCAATAGCGGTGGCCGAACCCGTCACCCTCCGGATCGTTCCCTCCTCTCCCACAACTTCGATCCGATCAGGAACCATACCCGTGGGGTCGGGCGTTGGGCCGCGCCCCGCGGAGTCACGCCCACGGGTGATGTTCGCGTCGTACCACTGTTACCACGACCCGGCGAGCGGGGCGGCGGTCTGCACCCGCGATCTGTTCGCCGCACTCGCCAGCCGTGGCTGGCGGTGTGGGGCGTTCACCGGGCCATTCCTCGACGACCCGGCCGCCACGCCGATCGGCGTTACGCTCCGCGACCGGCCCGGAGTGACGAGCGCCCCCGGCGCGGCCGGGTCGAGCCAGTTTGCCGTTCACACGGTCCCGGGGCCGGGCGGCTTCCCGGTCACCGTGTTCGCCCCGGACCCGCCCGTTCCCGCCAAGCTCCCCTCGCCGGAAGAAACCGCCGGGTTCCTGACGGTCCTCGCCGAGGCAGTGCGGCGGTTCCGCCCGGATGTCGTGTTGACCTACGGCGGCGACCCGGCCAGCCGCAGCGTCGTGCAAGTGGCGAAGAAGGCCGGGGCGAAGGTGGCGTTCTGGCTGCACAACTTCGCGTACCCGGACGCGGCCGCGTTCGCCGGCTGCGACGCAGTGATCGTACCTTCGCAGTTCAGCCGCGAGTACCACCGCAAGGCGCTCGGGATCGAATGTGTCGCGCTACCGCCAGTGATTGACGTGACCCGCGTGGCGTGCGAGCGCCCGGACGGTGGTCAGTTCGTGACGTTCGTCAACCCGGTCCCCGAGAAGGGGGTCTTCTGGTTCGCGCGGATGACCGAGGTCATCGGCCGGAGTCGCCCCGACATTCCGCTCTTGGTCGTCGAGGGGCGAGGCCGAGCAGACTGGCTGGCACGATGCGGTGTGGACTTGCGGAATGTCACGTCTCTTCATCGGATGGCCAACACGCCGGACCCGCGGGGGTTCTACCGGCAGACGCGGCTCGTCGTGATACCGTCGTTGTGGCGCGAGTCGTTCGGTCGGGTGGCGGCGGAAGCGATGTTCAACGGCATCCCGGTGGTCGCGAGTGATCGTGGTGCGCTGCCGGAAGTGGTCGGCGCGGGTGGAACATGCCTGTCGATTCCGCTCCACATTACCCCCGAGGGTCGTACTCCCCCCTCGGTCGAGGAAGTCGTCCCGTGGGTCTCGGCGGTGGAGGCGCTCTGGGACGACGCGGCGAAGTCCGAAGCTGCGGGTGCTGCGGCCAAGTCTGCGTCGGGGGCCTGGCACCCGGACGCCGTGGTGCCCCAGTGGGAGGAGTTCCTGTCCAACTTGAGTCAGAGCAAGTGAACCTCTCGTGAAAAATCGGGAAAACCAGTCCATCGGCTCTTGACGCGAGGGTTTCCGCCGAGGATCATTTCGTCTATTCGTCTCACGAAAATGATGCTCGCCTGATTCCGTGGCGAGTTGCTTTGAGATACATCACGGTTGCCGAGGACAGCACCCATGAGCCGCCCCGCCCTACTGGATGCCCGCTACACCTACTTCGACCGTTTACTGACCCTCTGGGACCGCGTCGCCGACCTGTTTCGCAGGCCGACCCAACTCAGGCAGACTGCTCGGCTGACGGTCGAGGTGATGGAAGATCGGGTGGTTCCGACGACTGCCGCGGCGTGGCTGGGGCCGGACACCCAGTTGCTCCCGGAAGGAGCGAGCGGCGGCATTTGGGCGTACCGCAGTGGCGGCGACACGACGCAGCCGCTAACGGTGCAACTGTCGTTCGGCTCGAACGGGGCGGCCGATCCGCTGGCGGCCTGGAACGTGGACTACACGCTCACTGGGCCGAGCGGCGGGAGCGGTGGTAGTAGTGCCTCGCTGAGCGCCAGTGGCGGGACCATCACGTTCGGGGCGAACGAGACGTCCCTCTTCCTGAACCTCACGACTCTCCGGGACAACCTCGTCGAGGGGACGGAAGTGTTCCGCGTCACCGTACTCGACGGCGGAACGAACTACCAGGCCGGGTGGGGCAGCGGCGGTTCGGGCGGCAGCGGCGGCTGGGACGGCAGTGCCGCCGACATCCAGATCGCCGACGCCGCGCCGGTGATCTCGATCAACCCCGAGACACTGTCGGTGTGGGAAGGTGCCAGCGGCGGGATCGTGCTGTCCCGCAGCGGCGGCGACACGACGCAGCCGCTGACGGTGCAACTGGGGATCGGCACCAACGGGTTGTCGGACCCGCTGGCGGCCTGGAACGTGGACTACACGCTGACCGGACCGAGCGGTGGGAGCGGCGGCAGTAGCGTCTCGTTGGGGGCCAGCGGCGGGACGGTCACGTTCGGGGCCAACGAGACGCAAGTCCAACTGGTCCTTCACGCGCTCTTGGACATCGCTACGGAGCCGACGGAGGGGTTCCGCGTCACGGTCCTGGAGGGCGACGGCGGGAACGAGTACTTGATCGGGTGGGGTAGTGGCGGATCGGGCGGGGGTGGTGGGTCGGGTGGGTTCTGGGCAGGTCAGACCGCAGACATCCGCATCCTCGACCCGATGGGTTCGGGTGGTAGCGGCGGTTCGGGTGGTAGCGGCGGTTCGGGTGGTAGCGGCGGAAGTGGTGGTTCGGGCGGGGCGGTAGTGTGGGTGGGACCGGAGTCGCAGACAGTTCCCGAGGGGTCGAGTGGCGGGATCTGGCTGTACCGCAGCGGCGGGGACACGTCACAGTCACTGGCCGTGCGCCTGCTGTTCGGTCTGGACGGGCAGAGCAACCCGCTGGCGACATGGGGTGACGACTTCGAGTTGTTCGGGCCGTCCGGCGGGGCGCTGGTTCCGGACGGCAACGGCGAGGTGGAGGTCGCCTTTGCGCCGGGCCAGACGGAACTGCCCCTCGCGCTCGACGCCAAGACCGACAACTTGGTCGAGGGGACCGAGGGGTTCCGACTCTCGGTGGTCAGCGACCCGAACTACACGGTCGGACTGAGCTCTGGGGGCAGTGGGGGCGGAACCGGAGCGACCACTGACATCCGCATCGCCGACACCACCAATCAGGCTCCTGTAGTAAGCAATCCCGGCAACCAAATCGATGTTGTCGGTGAGGCGATTGGACTACAGATTTCCGCCGTTGATCCGAACAATGACCAACTCACTTACGGCGCCACCGGCCTGCCCCCCGGGTTGAGCATCGATACCACCAGTGGCTACATCTCTGGTATCATCGATAGTGGTGCTATCAGCAACAGCCCGTATTCCGTAACTGCCTCTGTCTCCGATGGAGTGACTACTACCAGCCAGACCTTCTCGTGGGTCGTTGTTTCCTTCGACCTCACCAACCCAGGTACGCAGCACCACCTCAGTGGCGACTCCGTGTCGTTGCCCACCCAAGTGCGCGGGTTATCCGGGACACTGACGTTCAGTGTCTCAGACCTGCCGACGGGGTTGAGCATCAACGCGCAGACCGGCCTGATCTCCGGAACCATCGCGACTATAGCCGACACGAGCAACCCCTACACTGTTACCATCTCTGCGACCGACGGCACGCTCCAGGCCAATCAGAGTTTCACTTGGCGGATCACCCAACCAGCGACTCCCTGGCTATGGAGCCTCGGCGATCAAGTCAACGTGGCAGGTGATGAGGTTTCCTTACAACTGTCTGCAATCAGCACTTCCGCACTCCCGTTGGTCTTTTCTGCGTCCGGCTTGCCAGGTGGGCTGGGAATCGACCAAAACACGGGCTTCATCTCAGGCACGCTCGCGAACGGTGCCGCCAGTGAGACACCTTACGAGGTAACGATCTCCGTTTCCGATGGAATCAGTACCGATAGCCAATTATTTTCCTGGACGATTCACTACATAAGGCTTCAATCCCCTGATACACAGTTTAGCGAAGTAGATGAAGAGGTATCGCTGGCCCTACAGGCGTATTCTGCCTCCGGCACGGTGACTTTCACTGCTACAGGGTTGCCGGATGGATTGAGTGTCAATACCAGTACAGGGGTGATCTCGGGCACCATCTCAGCCACCGCCGATCAAGACAGCCCCTACACAGTCACAGTCACGGCATCTGATGGCACACATAGTTCCAGCCAATCCTTCACTTGGTATGTCGGCAATGCCGCCGTCCTGTTGCTCACACCGGTTGGAGATCAGGTCTGCGCAGCAGGTGATGCTGTTTCTCTGACGCTAGAGACAGTTTATTGGGATGACCTGTCCCTCATGTACTCGGCGACGGGACTTCCAAACGGCCTGAGCATTAATTCGTCCACCGGTCTTATCTCGGGGGTCGTCTCCGACTCGGCAGCCAGTACAACTCCGTATCAAGTGATGGTGACAGTTACCGATGGAGTGAACAGCGATAGCCAAACGTTCGCCTGGACTGTTCGTTTCATCGGTCTCGAAGACCCCGGCCCCCAGTTCAACTATGTTGGCGAATCAGTGGCGCTCGTCATCCAGGGGCATAGCGCGGGGGGGGGCCGCTGACCTTCAGCACCATGGGTCTGCCGGATGGACTGAGCATTGACGCATCCACCGGCGTAATCTCTGGAACAATTGCCTCTGGGGCAGCGGCCCCCACTCCCTATTTGATCACGGTGACGGCCACCGACGGTATGCACAGCGCCAGCCGGTCTTTTGATTGGCATGTCAGTGCTCAGTCCACGCTCCAACTCGACTCACCGAGCGACCAAGTCAACGCGGCCGGAACCGAGGTTACCCTGCCCTTGTCCGCAGTGGGGCCAACTACGGCGACTCTCACATTTTCGGCGATCGGGTTGCCCCTCGGCTTAAACGTGAACTCAATTACTGGCATCATTTCGGGCTCTATCGCGGATGCAGCTGCCAGCATTGCGCCATATCAAGTGACGGTGACCGTCTCTGATGGCAGCAACACGGTGAGCCGGATCTTCAATTGGACGGTCAACTTCATTAGCTTCGAATATCCCGGAAACCAGTTCAGCGCCGAAGGGGATTCGGTGTCGCTGCAACTCAGTTCGCGGAATGCGTCGGGGCGGTTGGTGACCTACAGTGTCTCGGGGTTGCCATCCGGACTCAGCCTCGACCCGTTAACGGGGTTAATTTCCGGTACTCTCGCATTCGGCACCAGCACTGTAATCCCCTACCTCGTGTCCGTGACGGCTTCAGACGGCATGCGCAGCGTGAACCAGTCGTTCAGTTGGCACGTCTTGCCTCGAGCTGCGATCACGTTCAATGGGCCTGGAAATCAGGTCAACGCTATTGGTGACAACGTTTCTTTGCAATTGTCAACCACAAGCGTTACCAGCGATCCGCTTACTTATTCCGTCTCGGGCTTGCCCTTGGGGTTGTCTGTCGATCCCGAAACCGGTTTGATCTTGGGGACAATCGCGACTGGAGCCACAAGTGAAACTCCGTACCAAATAACAGCTACGGTGTCCGATGGCTCGAACGTGGTGAGCCGGACCTTCATGTGGCGAGTGACGCAGTATTCAGACAACTCTGACATACCTGGTGATACTCTCGCCGCGGCTCAGCCAATTGTGTTTGATGAATCAGGTGTTGTTAAAGTCTCTGATGAGATCGGCAACAATAGCTTTGTGGGTTTGGATGTCGATTTATTTAGAGTAGAACTGGCGGAATCCGATTGGCTGTCAATCGGTGTGTGGGCTCCATCAGGCGCATCAGCTAATGATCCCAGCTTTCGCATTATTATACGCATATTCAATGAAAGTGGCACGGAGATCGCCCGCAGCGAAAGTCTTCAACCGGGCGATGAGTTTGGCTTTGAGGCTCCGGCATCCGGTGACTATTACATTGGCGTTTCTGGGCTAGGCAACGGCGCATACAATCCGCTCGTTGCCGGGAGCGGGCTACTCTCGGTTACAGGCGTATATGGATTGACGTTTACTCTGCTCGCGGCCGCTCCGGGGGCACCGACCGGTCACGAATACAATTGGCACCATCTGATCCCACAGCAACTCTTCGACGAGTCGAACCGTGAGTTCAAACAAATCGCAAAACACCTTAAGAGTGTCTTTGGTGCCGATTATATGCACAGCGCTGATAACGGCTGGTATCTGATGCTCGAGGATCACATCCGGACGCACCAGTTCAGAGAACGTGTGAGCGGCGGGGCGGGGTTAAGGAACTGGAACGATGACTGGAAAAATTTCTTCAATAGGTTCATCAACAATAACCACATGCCATCCAAACAGCAGATTCTGAATTTCGCAGAGCAATTGAAGAGGGATTACGGGTTCATAGATGCGAAGAGCAACACCAAGCTGGGCGCAGCAGTAGCAAAAACTGACAAGCTGACTTATACCGAGCACAGGTTGTCGCCTGCGGAAAAGGCAGCCTTGCGCAAAGAACGCAACGTCAATGCTTGGCAGGTGCCTCCTAAGGAAAGGGCGGCGGCGGTTGCTAATTATGAGGCCCGACTGAAGGCAAAAGCTATGCTCGAAAACACCAAAGCGGCGGTGGATGGAGCAACCGTAGATGGTCGAGCTAACAAGGGCAAGAAGACGAAGCTTGGTACATTTTTGGCGGCGGCTGGCACTGTGCTTGCCGTTGCAGGGCCGGTGGAGGCTGCCACAAGGGTCAACGATGCAAAGCTGATGGAGGATTTGTTGTCTGCTCAAAACGAACTGGCTATTGCTCACAAGGCCAAAGGTAGTAACCCGGAACTGGCGACTGTTCACCACATTGCATTCGCAACAAAAATCAAGGACATCATGGTGAATCATTTTGGACTCGAAGAGACGACGGCAACATTCCTAACCTATATGGTTCAGCAAGGAATCATTGGTGAGCTCATTCCTTTGCCGTAATCGCATTCCGGTTGTTAGTGTTGTTGTCCGAGCAATTGTTCATGGGCTGCGAGTGGTTTTTCCAGAGCGCAATGTTCAGAGCGATTGGAGCACGAGGTCGCGGCTCCGGGGGGAGTCTGTGATGAGCAAATTGGGCCTGATTGATATTAATGATCATCGCGTTCTGCCAGATAGCTTTGAATATTTGGGCAACGTAATTTGCGGCCTTCTGGTGTGCCGGAAAGCCGAGGGCGATCCATTTGGGTACATCGACCTACATGGCCGGCCAATCATTCCATCCAAGTTCAAAATGGCGTTCCCATTCGAACCCATGACTGGACTTGCGATAGTGTTGGAGCATAAAGATGGAACTGAATGTTATGGCATGATCGACTTGGGTGGCAACTATGTGCTAAAGCCCGTCTACGCAGACCTGCGTCTTCCACGCGAAGGCCTTTCCGTTTTTGCCTCCTTTGCACACCACGGGCGAATGGGGTTTTGTGATGTTACAGGCAATGTGGCCATTCCTCCCAGCTTTGACTACGCAACTGATTTTTCTTGCGGGCTAGCAGCAGTAACCTACCCAGACGAGCCCGACAAGACGTACTTCATTGATCGGCGCGGGAAAAAGGTGCTTGGCCCATTTCACGGCCGCGCAGGCGATCAGTCCGGATTCAAGCCGGAGGGTATCGCCACGGTTCGCAATCCAGATGATAAACGCGTATATTATATCAACCCGCTAGGTAAAGAGGTGCTCCGCCCGGCTCGACATTTACATGTGGGCGAGTTCTACTGTGGATTGGCCGATGCATTTGACAGAGACACGAAAAAGTTTGGGTTCGTGGATATTTCCGGGAAGTTTGTACTTCCAGCGAAATACGATAGCCCTAGTCAGTTTATTCGCGGGTATGCGATAGTCGCTTGTAACGAAAAATGGGGAGTTATTGACAGTCGCGGGAACGAAGTGGCTTCGATGAAGTACGCGAGCCCCGGCCTGATCGATATACCTTCTTGTGGACGAATTCGATTCTGCGAACCCGCTCGTGGCGGCCCTCAATGCAAATTCGGTTTCATGTCGCTGTATTCAAATGATGTCTGTATTCCTGCAAAATATACCTATGCACACTCATTTTCTGAGGGGTTTGCCGTAGTATCGGAATGTGATTGATCGTCCCGTGCGAAAACTGTGTCCCCATAGAGGCACTATCAGAATCAGCCCGAATCAGCTGGGATACAGATACCGGAAGCAGATGAGGGCAAGAGCGAGATTCAGGAACGCCGTTTTCATCTCATCGCGTTTCTCCGTGATGAAGCGAAGTTTGCGGAACCCGTGGAGCCAGGAGATGGTCCGTTCGACCACCCACCGGAAGATTCCCAGACCACTGCCATGCGGGGTTCGCCGACGCGCGAAGTGCGGGTCGATGCCACGATCACGCAACTCGTCGCGGTGGCGCTCCGAGTCATATGCCCGGTCGGCGTATACCTTCTTGGGTCGCCACTTCGGCTCCAACTCCTCATCGAGTGGGCCGGCCGAATCGACCAGCGGAACCAGGACGTTCACCTCGGGGACATGGGCGGGTGTGTTGGCCGCGGCCAGCGGGATGCCGTGGGCGTCCACTTCCACGTGGTGCTTGATCCCCGGTCGGCCGCGATCGGTAGGGTTTGGGCCACTGTCCTCGACTCCGCCGAACGCCCGGGCGAAGCTGGCATCGACCGCGGCCCGGGACCAGTTGATCTCGTGGGCGTTGTCGAGGCGTTCCAGGAGCAGGTGGTACAGGGCGAACCAGACCCCGGCTTCCTGCCAGTCGCGCAGCCGCCGCCAGCAGGTCATGCCACAGCCGCAGCCCATCTCGACGGGGAGGTCCTCCCATTGGATGCCGGTCTTGAGCACGAACAGGATGCCGGTGAGGGCTTTGCGGTTGTCGATCGGCTTGCGGCCGGGGTTTCGGAATCGCCGCGGCTTGGGGGGCGGGAGCAGCGGCTCGACGATCTCCCACAACTCATCGGATACGAGCGGCTTGGCCATGACACCACCTCCTACGAGGTCAGGTCCATTGGCAATAGGTTGTGCGAACCGCATGCCCATGAGCTCATTTTGAGCTCTTTCTGTTAGAGGCTCCTAAGGAAACGGCTCCGCCGAAGGGCGGTACGCGGGGTCGGGGCAGAGGCCGGGTGTCCCAAATACCGGCTGGTTGACGGGTCGTGCGCGGGTGGGTGTTCGCAAGACGTGCTCTCGGGACACGAGAGGAACACGGTCGCAGAACAGCCGGTCGAGCACTTCAAAAGGTCAGATGTTCCTGCCGCCGCGCCTGCAAGCCCCACCCGACCCGCTCGAGGTCGTCCTCCCCGACGGCACCCGGATCACCGTCCCGCCGGCGTTCGATCCGGACACGTGGTAATCGGCGAGCAAAACAGGTTCTTCCGCACTTTTGGTGATGGTCCACTGCAACCTGTTGTCGCCAGTGGGGTTATTCCGTTGAGATGATAGCGAAAGTGGATCAGGAACATTCGCCACAACTCGTTGTGTCTCAAACTGCTGAAGCGTCATTCTGACAACCGCCCTGCACCAAAAGTGCGGAAGAACCACTTTTGCTCGCCGATTACCATACCGCAGTCCACACCGCGAAGCGGTCTACGCCCGGCACCCGTGCCGGCCGGTCTTGCACCAGTTCATCGAACGCGTTGTGCACTTGTCTCCACGATTCACCGATCCAGCGGAGGCGGCCGAGTGGGTGAACCGGAATGCCTCGTTTGCAGTCTGCGGGAGCGATGAGATCTGGAAGTGGGGCCAACCCGGGTTCTGCGATCCGTTCCCGAACATCTATTACGGCCAGCGGATCACGATCCCCAAGGTCGCCTACGCCGTCAGCGTGGGGCCGGCCCCGGTGGACCGGCCACCGCCGGGACTGGCCGAAATGCTGGGGGCATTCGACTGGATCACCGCACGCGATACACGCACCCTGGATCTGGTGCGAACCTATGTGCCGAAAGTGGAAAAGCTCTCCGACCCGGTCCTGGGAGTCGATCTGGCGGCTTTGTTTCCTCGGAGCCAGGCGTTGATCGAAGACAAACTGTCTCAATTGGGGATCGGGGCGCACATCTTTCTGGCCGACCCGTGGCCGTTTCGCCCGGATCAGGTCATTCCCGTTTCGGGCGGTTTGGAAATTGTGACTTCGGAACCCTCACGGTACACCACGGTCGGCCCTCTGGAGCCGCCGGAGTGGGCAGCGTTGCACGCGACCGCTCAGCGGGTCATTTCCCAGCGGTTCCACTCTACCATCTTGGCGATGAAATCGCAAACAGATTGCGTGCTCCTCGCCGAGCGGCACAAGATTCGTGATCTGCTCGAAGAGGTGGGAGTCGATCCGGGTTGGCGGGCATTTCGCTGGCCGAGCCATGCGTCGGAATTCGTGAACCGGCAGCCCGCTCGCCATGCGGCGTTCGTGGAGCAGTTGTTCCGTCAGTTCGGGTGATGCGGGCCGAACTGTGAAAACCCGGTGATCCGGCCGGCGAACGACGGGGCGGCGAGTGTCAGCACCCACGGCCCGCCAGCCGACGATCAGTCGTTGCGGTTCCGTCTGGAGGATGCTCTCGCAACCGGACGATCGAAGTCGGCCACCAGCCGTTCCTTTCCCGTTTCGAGGACTGTCTAGACCCGCATTGGTGGCCCATGGTCCGAAAAGTCTCGCTTCCGATGAGTGTCCCGTTCAGGCCGCGGTGGGGAACGGGTTGTTAACTTGTGGCGGTCGTCTCTCAAGAGATCGAGAGACTTTAGGCTGATTTTCGACCCGATCGGACCGTTCCTTCTGCACCCCGGAAGGGACGGGTTCGGAACCGAGACTCTCCGAAGTCGGTGCGAGTTTGGCAAACCCTGCAAAGAAAGGCGGGAAACGAAAAAAGCCGAGAGGGTCGCTCTCGGCTGGCTCGCGTTAACCCCGTGGTGGACAGGGTTACAGGCAGAAACAAAAAGCTCCGCGAGTAGGACTCGAACCTACAACCCGCCGGTTAACAGCCGGCTG